ATGAAATTCCCCTTCCGTTTGCCCTGGGCGCAAGCCCCGGATCGTGCCCGCGCGTCTGATGAAAAGGCGCTGTCTCCCCGCCCTGGAATGGCTCTGGCCTTGATTGCCGGCGAGGGCGAGGCGCGGTGGACGGGGCGAAGTTATGCGGCGCTGTCGCGCGAAGGGTTCATGAGGAACCCGGTGGCCCATCGCTGTGTGCGGCTGGTCTCGGAGGCCGCCGCCAGCATTGGTTCTCTCGCCTATCAGGGGCCGGTCGAGCGCGAGGATCATCCGGCGCTGTCGCTTCTTTCGCGGCCGAACGGGGCGATGACCGGGGCGGATTTTCTCGAAGCGCTCTATGGCCAGTTGCTGCTCTCGGGCAACGCCTTTGTCGAGGCGATTGCGGTTGGCGCGGGGGCCGGGGCGACGGCGGAGCTGCATCTTTTGCGGCCCGACCGGGTGAGCGTCGTCTCGGGGGCCGACGGCTGGCCGGCGGGCTATGATTATCGCGCCGGCACGGCCGCGCGGCGCATCGCGCTTGACGGGCTGCTGCATCTGAAGCTGTTTCATCCGCTTGACGATCACTTAGGCTTCGCGCCGCTGGCGGCAGCGCAAGTGGCGCTCGACCTGCACAATGCGGCAGGGCGCTGGAACAAGGCGCTCCTCGACAATTCGGCACGACCTTCGGGCGCGCTGGTCTATCAGCCGAAGGAGGGCGGCAATCTCACCTCCGATCAGTATCAGCGGCTGAAGGTGGAACTCGACGAGGGCTATTCCGGGCCTATGCGCGCCGGGCGGCCGCTGCTCTTGGAGGGCGGGCTCGACTGGAAGTCGATGGGGCTTTCGCCCAAGGATATGGATTTCGTCGAGGCGAAGAATGGTGCTGCCCGCGACATCGCGCTCGCTTTCGGCGTGCCGCCCATGCTGCTCGGCATTCCCGGCGACAACACCTATGCGAACTATCAGGAGGCGAACCGCGCCTTTTATCGCCTGACCGTGCTGCCGCTGGTGACGCGGACGGCGGCGGCGCTCTCACGCTTTCTCGGGGCGTTGACGGGCGAGGGGCTGAAGCTGGTGCCGGATCTCGACACGGTGGCGGGCTTGGCGGCGGAACGCGATGCGCTCTGGGGGAGAGTTGGGGCGGCCGGGTTCTTGACGGACGAGGAGAAGCGGGAGGCTGTCGGGTATTGAGATTTGGTTGTGCCAACGGAACCGATCCCCTCACCAACAAAATCTGAAGGTTAGGCGGCTTGCGCGCGCCTAACGCTTCGATTTTGTAACCTCTCCCACAAGGGGGAGAGGGTCGAATACGGCCGGCGGCGGTGTAACCTCTCCCAGAGAGGGGAGAGGTTCGGATGCGGCCGCGCCTCAGCCCTGCAGCTCGGCCTCTGCCGACGGTGCCGGCTGCGGCAGCGCGGGTGAAAATGACAGGCGGTTCGTGACGGCTTTGACGATGCTGGCGACGGTCTCGCGGCGCCAGCCATGCAGGCGGTGGCCGAAGGCGCTGAGTGCAGCATCGAGTTTGATGTCGCAGGACTGGACGCCCGGGCGGCCGTAGATGAGGTGGGCAAGGCCGATGGCGAGCATGGCCATCAGGCCGGATGCGATCAGCACGTCGGAGAGGAAATGCGCGCCGAAGGCGATGCGGTTGAGGGCGGTCAGCGCAGCATAGACGCAGAGCAGGACGAAGACTGAGCGGCGCCAGACCACGGGCACGAAGAAGGCGAGAGGGATGAGACAGGCGACGACGGCAGCCTCTCCCGAGACGAAGGAGCGGTCGTCGAAATAATGGCCGCCGAGGCCCCAGGCATGCACGAAGGCATCGGTACCGCCGAAATCCACGACATTGCGCGGGCGCGGGCGATCGAAGAGCGGCTTCAGGATGCCGTTTACCGTGAGCGCCGGGCCGAGCAGGAAGAGGCTGGAGAAATAGAGGGTGAAGCGCGGCGGAAAGAGCGACGGGCGCGAGGGGTAGATCAGTTTCAGGACGAGGCCGACGACGAGCGCGATGATGAGTGCCAGCGGGAAATATTGGCCAAAGGCGCGAAAAGTCTTGAGCGCCTCGATCTTGCCCGCCGGAAAGCCGAGGCCCTCGACATAGAAGAGCCGGCTGACGGCGAGATCGACGCCGGGCATGGCGACGAAGACGGCGGATAGCGTCAGTGTGATCAGCGTGGCAAACAGCAGCGGCTTTTCCGCAGCCGTGCCGCGTGGCGCACGTGCCGTGTCGATGACATAGACCATGTAAAAACCCCAGACTTTATACCCCGCCGCCACATGAGCAGGGCTTGATGAAAGGCGTGTGACGGGGCTTTGGGTTTGCGGGGCGGGTCGCAGCGATGGCGGGCGTGATCGCAAGCCTGATTGCCAGCGTGATCGCAATTCGGAGGACGCTTCATTGGGTCAGAAAGCGCATCCTTCGGCGGGCCTTTGGCATGGCTTGCGTGCGCTGTCAGCCCTTCGTGGCAGGAGGGCCGGAAGAAGCTTTGCGCCTTAGGCCCGAGCCGATGAACAGCCACAGGAACAGGAGCAGGGGAACGGCAAGGGCGAGTGCGGCGAAAAGCACGTCGCGACGGCTGAGCCCGGCGCCAAGGGCCGCCTGCAGGATCACTGTGCAGCCCGGCGCCATCAGGAACACGGCGCTGATGACGCCGGCGGTGTAGCGCCGAAGGACGAGGGTGGCTGCGAGATGCGGGACAAAGACATTGGCCAGCATGATCAGGGCGGACCCCGCCAAGAGCGGATCGGCGGCGGGCAGCTCAGCGAGTTTGATCGGGATCAGCGCCAGACCGGCAAGGGTGACGATCACCAGGGCGATGCGGAACCGGGTGAGGGGAAGGTCTAAGCCGAGTCCGGCGACGATGTCGGCGAGGCGGTTCGCAAAGATGTATTCCTCGCCATTATGGATGAGGAGCAGGCCGAAAAACAGCCAGAACCATAGGATGTCCATCGATCTCTCCCGAACCCGGTTGGAGGCATTGCGAGCCTATCATCGATCGGTTCCGGCCAGAAGTTGGCGCGGGTGCGCGGCGTCTTGACGGGGAGCGTGAACCTCTTCGCGCGGTGCATCAAGCAGCAGACTCTGTGTGTGAGCCTCACTCACCAAGGGATTCAGAATATTTGGAAAAAAGTCAAAGCCGTCCCGGTGATGGGATCGGCTTGTCGGGATTTTAAGGGAAGGTTTGCGCCGGCCGCAGCCTTTTGGGCGGGATCGTACCGGCCGGCGCGAGGCCAAGCTATCAGCGAAAGATGAACAAATGACTGACTTCAGCCATGACGGCGGCGTTTTGTCTGCCCGTCTGATCGGCGCTGTCGCAGGCTCTGCGATTTCGCTGGTCTATCTCCTGCCGCGCCATCGCCGCGAAGCGGCGGTGCGCTTCCTGACCGGGGTCGCCTGCGGGCTGATCTTCGGCGGGCCGACGGGGCTGTGGGGTGCGACCCAGCTCGGCATCGAGCCGGAATTGTCCTCCGCCGAGATCATGCTGGCCGGTGCCACGCTTGCGTCATTTACGGCCTGGTGGGGGCTGGGGGTTCTGGTGCGGCTGACGGGTCGGGCGGGGGAGAGGGTTTGAGGGGGCGCGCGACTGCCGCGCATCTTCTGACTGAAAAGCCCCTCATTCTCTTAGAGAGGAGCCCCTCATCCGCCCTTCGGGCACCTTCTCCCCGCAGGCGGGGAGAAGGCGAATACGGCCGGCGGCGTGCCCCCTTGTCCCCGTTCACGGGGAGAAGGTCCCGGCAGGGGAATGAGGGGCAGTTCCAAGCCCAACAGAAAAATCATCACGAGGAGAGACATTATGCAGCGCAGGGAGGGGCTGGGCGCCCCGAGCTTCAGATATACCGGGCTGACGCTGAAGGGTGTCGCCGGTGACGGGACGTTTTCGGGCTATGCCAGCCTGTTCGGCGAGGTCGATCTCGGCCGCGACGCGATCGAGCGCGGCGCCTTTGCCGCCTCGATCGACAAGCGCGGCGCGGGCGGCGTGCGCATGCTGTTCCAGCACGATCCAGCCGAGGTGATCGGCCGCTGGACGGTTTTGCGCGAGGACGAGCGGGGCCTCTATGTCGAGGGCAAGCTGGCAACCGACGTGGAGCGCGCCCGCGAGGTGCTGGCGCTGATGAAGGCCGGCGCCTTGGATGGGTTGTCGATCGGCTTTCGCGCGGTGAAGACCAGGGCCGACCGCAAGGCGGGGGTCAGGCGCATCCTGGAGGCGGATCTCTGGGAGATCTCGGTGGTGACCTTTCCCATGCTGCCGACCGCGCGCGTCTCCAATGTCAAGCATCGGCGGTTCTACCGCGACAGGGAAACCGAGCTCGTCCGGCTGATGCGCCGGGCGGCACGGGCGATGGCAAACAATCATTTCACCAGAGGATGACGAGATGGACCAGAGGAATGAGGCGAAAGGACAGAACATGATGACGGATGACAGGGCGGGGACAGCCGGAACGGGCAAAACGGATTCGCCGGCGCGCGCGGCACTCGAGGTGAAGGCCGCACCCGACACCGTGACGGCGGCCTTCGAGGAGCTGATGAGCGCTTTCGAGGCCTTCAAGGAGGGCAATGACCAGCGGCTGGCGGAAATCGAGGACAAGCTGACAAGCGATGTCGTCACCCGTGACAAGGTCGAGCGGATCAACAAGGCGATCGATGATCAGGGGCGGCTTCTCGACGAGCTGGTGCTGAAGAAGCTGAGGCCGCAGCTCTCGCGGCCGGGGCGTGACGATCCGATGTCTGCCGAACACAAGGCGGCTTTCGAAGCCTATGTTAGGCGCGGCGACGACCAGGCCTTGCGCGATCTCGACCAGAAGGCGCTATCGGCGGGTGTCTCCGGCGACGGCGGCTATCTCGTGCCGCCGCAGATGGATGGCGAGATTGGCCGGAGGCTCTCCGCCATTTCGCCGATCCGCTCGCTCGCGACCGTGCGGCAGGTGTCGGGGTCAGTGCTGAAGAAGCCGTTTGCTGCGGCGGGTTTTGCGAGCGGCTGGGTGGCCGAGACGGCGGCGCGGCCGCAGACCGGCACGCCGGAACTCTCCGAACTCGCCTTCCCGACCATGGAGCTTTATGCCATGCCGGCCGCGACGCAGGGGCTGCTCGACGATGCGGCGGTCGATATCGAGGCCTGGATTGCGGCCGAAGTCGACATCGCCTTTGCCGAGCAGGAAGGGCAGGCTTTCGTCTCGGGTGACGGCGTCAACCGTCCCAAGGGTTTCCTGAGCTACACGCAGGTGGCCGACGACGCCTGGGAATGGGGCAAGATCGGCACGATCGCGACGGGGGCTGCGGGCGCTTTTGCGGCAAGTGGTGCATCGGACGTGCTGATCAACGCGGTTTATGCGCTGAAGGCGGGGCATCGCCAGAACGGCAGCTTCGTCATGAGCCGCCGCACCCAAGGCGCGGTGCGCAAGCTGAAGGATGCCGACGGCAACTATCTCTGGGCGCCGCCGGCGCGCGCCGGCGATCCCGCCTCGCTGATGGGCTTCCCGGTCGCCGAATCCGAGGCCATGCCAGAGATTGCGGCGAATGCCACGGCGATCGCCTTCGGCGATTTCCGCGCCGGCTATCTGGTGGTCGACCGTGTCGGCGTGCGGGTCCTGCGTGATCCCTATTCGGCCAAGCCTTACGTGCTGTTTTACACGACGAAGCGCGTGGGCGGCGGCGTGCAGGATTTCGAGGCGATCAAGCTGGTGAAATTCGGGGTGTGATGGGGGCTGACCCTCCCCTTGATGGGGAGGGGCGGAGCGCAGCTCCGGGGTGGGGCGACCGCTCGCGTGACCGCCTCTCCCCTCGGGGAGAGGATCGCCGAGGGTAGCGGAGGCGAGGTGAGGGGGCCGTTCGGCAAAGCATCGAGCATTACGCCCAAGCTTCGCTCCCCCTCATCCGCCCCTTCGGGGCACCTTCTCCCCGCTGGGGAGAAGAGGCAGTCACCCGCTGCCGTCAGGATCTGCCCAGTTTAATGATTATTTTCAAAAGGATTTCCCATGACCATGATCGACCTTTCTCCGCCGCTGGCGGAGCCGCTGACGCTTGCCGAGGTGAGGGCGCATTTGCGGCTGGATACGGATGACGAGGACGACCTGCTCGGCTCGCTGATCACGGTCGCGCGCGAGCATCTGGAGCGGGAGACCGGGCTGGTGCTGGCGACCAGGGATTTTCGGCTTTGCCTTGATGCCTGGCCGGACGACGGGATCCTGACGATTGCGCGGGGGCCGGTGCGGCAGGTGACGGAGGTGACGGTCTATGACGGCGAGGGGATCGGTCAGGCCGTGGATCTCGACGGGCACCTGCTTGACGGCGAGGCGCGGCCGGCGCGGCTTTGGCTGCGCGATGTGCCAGCGCCGGGGCGGGTGCTGAATGGCATCGAGGTGGAGTTCGTGGCGGGCTGGGGCGAGAGCGGGGCTGACATGCCCGACACGCTGAAGCGGGCGATGCTGTTGCATATCGGCGCGATGTTTGCCTGCCGGGGCGTGGTGGCCGCGGATGCCCAGCCGGCGGTCGTGCCGCCTGGTTATGACCGGTTGATCGCGCCGTTTTGCCGTCGGGGGCTATGACCATGGCCGTTTTGGATGTCGATGCCGGCCGGCTGACGGCGCGGCTGGTGCTGGAGGAGCCTCAAGCCACAGATGACGGGCAGGGCGGGGCGGAGGTCGTCTTTGCCGAGCTGGGACGGGTTTGGGCGCTGGTCGAGCCGAAGACATTTGCCGAAGAGGTCAAGGGGCCGGGGCTGGTGTCGGAGGTGACGCATCAGGTGACCTTGCGGGCGCGGGGCGATCTTACGCCGGGGCAGCGGCTGCGCAAGGGCGCGCGGGTCTTTGAGATTATGGCGCTGCGCGATCTGGACGAGACGGGGCGGTTTGCGCTGGCACTTTGCCGTGAGGTGACGGGATGAGGCGCGCTGGCGGGCGGGGCCATGCGCCTGTGGCGCTGGAGGAGACCGGGTTGGTGCTGGGCGAGATGTTGCGGCGGGCGCTGGCGCAAAGGCTGGCGGCGCAGGCCGTCCGGCGGACGGACGCGCCGGAGCCGGAGGAGTGGCAGGCTATTGATGATGGGGGCGAGCGAGGACTCGTCCTTCGAAGCCCTGATGTGTCGGGCGCCTCAGGATGAGGGATGGACCTATTGCATGAGGGGCGGCGTGATGCGCTGTGGTGATGCGTGAGCGTGAGCGGGTGCAAGGAGATGGACAATGACGAATGCGGTCAATGCCTTGGCAATCGCGCTTCAACAGGCAGTGAAGGCGGATGCGGTGCTGGTGGCACAGCTTGGCACGGACGGGGTGACCGACCGCGCGCTGCGGCCGCAGCGTTTTCCAGCCCTTGTGCTGAGCACCGTCGAGGCGCGGGATTATTCGACCGGCGAGTCGGAGGGCACGGAGATCCTGCTGGTGCTGGAGGCCTGGAGCGCGAAGTCCAGGCGTGAGGCGGAAGAGCTTGTCGCGGATGTGCGCCGGGTGGCGGAGGGCTTGTCGGACGGGCTCTCCGGGTTTCGGCTCGTCAATTTCAGCCATCGGCGAACGATCAGCCGACGCGATGTGAAGGCCGGGCTGTTCGTGGCCGAGGCGCGTTTTCGGGCGGTGGTGGAGTGAGGCATTTGCCCACGGAACTTTGCCCCTCTCTTGGAAAATCTGAAGTTTAGGCCGCTTGCTCGGACCTCAAGCCTTCGATTTTCCGCTCTCCCCCGCAAGGGGGCAGATAGGCCTCGTGCGCCGCGCGATCATTGCCAGCCCCAGGATCGCGAAAAAGCCCGTCGCGGCGAAGGCAGTGGCGAGCACGAGGCCGGCATCGATGCCGGCGCGGTCGATGACAGCCGTCATCAGCACCGGGGCGGTTGCATTGGCGAGGTTTTGCGGCAATGCGAGGCGGGCCGACTGGCGGGCGAAGCGGCTGGCGGAGAAGAAGGACAGGGGCATGGTGGCGCGGGCAAGCGCACTGACGCCCGAGCCGAAGCCGTAAAGCGCTGTAAACAGGAGAAGGCTTGAGGGAGTGCCGGAGAAGACGATCAGGAGCAGCGTCGACGCCGTCAGCATGGCGGAGCCGGCAAGGCCGGTGGTGATCGGCGAGGTGCGTTTGCCAAGCACCAGATCGACGGCGCGGGCGGAGATGCCGAAGACAGCGCGCAGCGATCCGAGCTCAAGCGCAAGCGCCGGCGTGGCGCCGGAGAGTTCGAGGATATGCAGGAGCTGCGGCGACAGGCCGAAGGTCATCAGGCTGGAGAGCGAACTGGAGAGCGCAATCAGCAGGAAGGCGGCCACCGCCATACGGCGGGTCAGATCAAGCGGTTCGACGGCATCGGCCGCACGGTCCTCGTCCGAGCGCGTGATCGCGATGCGGCCGATGGCGAGATGCACGGGCATGACGACAAGGAGCTGCACGGCAGCGGCGGCAAGAAGCGCCCCGCGCCAGCCGAGCGCCTCGCCGGCGAGCGTGAGCAGCGGCCAGCAGACGGCGGAGGAGAGCCCGGTGAAGACCATGAGAATGCCGATGGCGCGGCGGGCATCACGGCCTTCCCGCTCGACGACGGCAGCAAAGGCCGGCACCGTCAGCGCAAAGGAACCGCCGACGCCGAGGATGAGCCAGGCGATCGCATAGAGGACGAGGCCGGTGGAGAGCGCAAGCACGGTGAGGCCAGCCGCCATTAGGACGGAGCCCGTGGCGAGGATTTTCGAAGCGCCGTGGCGGGCAATCTGCTGGCCGGTCCAGGGGCCGAGAAAGGCCATGACCAGCATCATTACGGTCAGCCCGGCAAAGGCTGTTTCGTTGGCAAGCCCGAGATCGGCGGCCATGGCTCGCCCGAAGACGGCCGGCATCTCATAGGTCGTGCCCCAGCCAAGGATCTGCGAAACCGTAAGCGCGGCGACGAGGGCAGTGCGGGGCATGTTCATGGGGGACTCAAAGGGAGAGTTTGCAATCGGCGGGAGTGCATCTTCTAGGCCGGTTGTGGCGTCGGCGATAGGGTGAAATCTTGACGGCTGCGGTGTTGCGGCGGGCTCGGCCCATCTCCCCCTTTGCGGGGGAGAAAGGGAAATTGAGGAATTGGCCCGATCAGGGCCAAGCCTTAGATTTCGCCAGTGGGGGGCTCGGCGATGGCTATGCCTGTGGAACTTCGCCCCTCTCTTGGAAAATCTGAAGCTTAGGCGCCTGGCCCCCCAGGGTGAGGGACGCTTGCGTGCGCGCATCCACCCTCCCCTTGAGGGGGGAGGGTCGGACCGCAGGTCCGGGGTGGGGTGATCCCGTGTGGTGTGCCGTCCGATGTCTGGCGAAGGTCACCCCCACCCGCCGCTTTGCGGCGACCTCCCCCCTCAAGGGGGAGGTGTGGAGCTGCACCGCGTTTCAACCAATCACACATCATCAAGGAGAGACGCCATGGGCGCGCAGAAGGGCAAGGATCTCTTGCTGAAGATCGAGGATGGGGCAGGGTTTGTGACGGTGGCGGGGCTGAGGGCCCGGCGGCTGTCGTTCAACGCCCAGTCTGTGGATATCACCGACAGCGAGAGCGCCGGGCGCTGGCGGGAACTTTTGGAAGGGGCGGGCGTGCGGCGTGCCGGGCTTTCCGGATCGGGTCTCTTCAAGGACCAGGCTTCGGACGCTTTGGTGCGGGCGGCCTTCTTTGGCGGAACGCTCCTGACATTCCAGGTGGTCATCCCCGATTTCGGCACGGTGACGGCGCCGTTTCAGGTGACGGCGCTGGATTATGCCGGCAATCACGATGGCGAAATGACTTTCGAGATCGCACTGGAATCGGCCGGTGCCGTATCCTTTGCGGCGCTGTGAGGTGGTCATGCGTGGCTATGGAGATCAAGGCCGGCACGAGCCGGTGACGGTGAACCGCGCCAACCGCCATCGCGGCGAGGTGGAGACGGTCATCGACGGCGAGCGGCGTATTCTGTGTTTGACGCTGGGGGCGCTTTCCGAACTGGAAACGGCGTTCGGGGCGGAAAGCCTGGGTGATCTCGCCGCGCGGTTTTCCACCGGGCGGCTGAAAAGTGCGGATCTGATCCGCATTCTCGCCTGCGGGTTGCGCGGCGGCGGCAACCGGGTGTCGGACGCCGATGCGGCGGAGATGGCGGTCGAGGGCGGCGTGGCCGGGGCGGCGGCTATCGTTGGCGAACTGCTGACGGTGACCTTTCAGACGGGCGGGGTCGCGGGTGTTGCCGCCGGTGCTTTGGCGCGGGAGGAGACGACGGCGTCCCCTTGACGGCCGCAGGCGGCGCAAGCCAGGGACCAAAACCGTTTCCCTGGGAAGCGGCGATGACGCTGGGTCTTGCCCGTCTGCGGCTGTTACCGGAGGTGTTCTGGCGACTGAGCCTGCCGGAATTTTGCGCCATGGCGGGCGGCTTTCAGCGGCCGGGCGCAATTTCGCGGGCCGAGGTGGAGCGGATGATGTTGAGGTTTCCGGATTGAGAGGGTGGCGGAAGCGATGCGCCGGTTCGTTATGCCCTATTTCTGATAGTGAAACCGGCACTGGATGATTTCGATCTGCTGCGTGCTGCCCTTGCCGGAGACGCGGTAGACCAGCCGATGTTCGCCCAGGATGCGCCGTGACCAGAAGCCGCTGAGATCGCCCTTGAGGGGCTCCGGTTTGCCAAGACCCTGGAAAGGGGATCTTTTCGTATCGCGGATCAGTTCGTTGATTTTTGTGACCATGGCCGGGTCGGACCCTTGCCAGTATTCGTACTCTTCCCAGGCATTGCGGGTCCAGAGCAGGTTCATGTCAGAGGGTCGGATCTTTCTCGATCAGCTCTTGCGCATGGAGCTGCGCAAGGCTTTCACGCAGCCGTTCAGCATTCGCCGGCGTGGACAGGAGATGCAAGGTTTCCTGCAGGCTCTCATATTCGCCCTCGGCCATGACGACCACGGCTTCCGATCCCTGGCGGGTGACGAGGAGGGGCGCGCGCGATGCGATCACCTCGTCGAAGTGGGTGGCAATATTCTGGCGGAACTCGGTGAGGCGAACATGGGCCATGATGGCACTCCTGGGTCGACTGTATGCAAATGTGTACGGATTGAGTTGGAGTGTCAATCGGTGCAGGGCCGGCCAAGGTTCGGGTTTGTCACCCTGCCTGATCCTGAAGCGTTCTTGAGCCAGCGTCAAAGATCACCTCAGAATGAGGGGCAGCCAAGGTCGGCGCGGCCGGAACGTTACGCGCGAAACGAAAGGAAATCTCGATGACCGATGACGACACATTGGCGCTTTCCGTCGATCTTGATGGCAGTGCGGCCTTGGCTGTGCTCGACGATCTTGAGGCACGGTCTGCCCGCTTCGGGCGGGCGCTGACCTCGGCTTTGGCGGGCGCTGTAACGGGTGGCAAGGGGCTGGAGGAGGTGTTGCGCACCGTCGGTGCGGCTTTCCGATATAGCGCTTTCGGCGGGCTTGAAGCCGCTTGAAAACCTGCTTGGCCAGGCGGTGGGCGGGGTGCTCGGCAGTCTCGGATCGGGTCTCGGGGCGAGTTTTGGGGCGGGTCTTGGCGCAGGCGTCAGCGCCTATGCCGAGGGTGGCGTGCCAGGACGGGTGATGCCCTTTGCCGATGGCGGCGTGGTCGCATCGCCCACCTATTTTTCGATGGGGGGCGGGACCGGTCTGATGGGCGAGGCGGGCGCCGAAGCCATTCTGCCGCTGAGGCGCGGCGCCGACGGGGCGCTCGGCGTGGCGACTGATGGTGCCGGCGGTGGAACGGTGATCCATTTTCAGGTGACGGCGACGGATGCGGCGAGTTTTGCCAAAAGCGAAGGGCAGACTACGGCGATGTTGGCGCGCTCGGTGACGCGCGGGCGGCGGGGGATGTGAGGCTGGGGCGGTGGCGAATAGCGAGTAGCGAATAGGCAGTAGGCAATAGGCAATAGGCGGGGAAGTTCGCGGGGATTATGCGCGGGCGCTTCTGGACGCGGCGCTGGGTTTGGTGGTGCTGTGAGGGTGCGGCCTCCCTTTGTCGGCTGCGTCGAGAGCTCCCCACACGGGGGCAGGGCAATCGCATATGGATCTTGAGCAGCGCACGTGGTGGGGTCCCTCTTCTCCCAAGCGGGGAGAAGGTCCCGGCAGGGGGATGAGGGGGCGCGCGAAGCGCTGATGCTGTGCCGGACAGCCCCCTCATCGCCTCGCATGCGCTCGGCACTTCTCCCTGAGGGGAGAAGAGGGAGCCCGAACCGCCACCGGTACCCCATATGCGATAGCCCTGCCGCATGGGGGAAGAGCGACCTGCAGAATAGCGTGGCTTGACCGTAAGTCTGCCGGCATCGAACGATGCTCGTCTAGGGACACGCTGGTGCCGGACCGGGGATCCGAGGGCGGTGCCGGGCCAGCGGTCTCAGGTTAGCGCCGGGCTCGTGGTCCAGGTTGGCGCCGGCCTCGTGGTCCCCTGCTGAGGAGCCATTCCAGGCGCTATCCTCAAGGCCTTGTTGGCACAAAACAATTTCACAGTTCTATCGAACGGAGGCATCTATGGCCTTTCATGAACAGCGGTTTCCGCTGCGCCTGTCGCTGACGTCAAGCGGTGGGCCGGGGCGGCAGACGGATATCGTGTCGCTGTCGAACGGCCGCGAGGCGCGCAATCGGCGCTGGCGGTTTTCCAGGCGCCGCTATGATGTCGGCTCGGCTTTGCGCTCGGTGGCCGATCTTTATGCGGTGCTTGAATTCTTCGAGGCGCGCGGCGGGCAGTTGCACGGGTTTCGTTTTCGCGACCCGGTGGATTTTTCGTCGGCAAGACCGGGCGAGGCGGTGTCGCCACTCGACCAGTGGATCGGGACGGGCGATGGGGTGACGGAGGCCTTTCCGCTGGTGAAAGCCTATGGTGACGGGGCGGGCGTGGAGCGGCGGCCGGTTTTAAAACCGGTCGGGGGCACGCTGCGCGTTGCGGTGGACGGGGTCGAGCAGGCGAGCGGCTTTGCAATGGATGCGACGACCGGGATCGTGACCTTCGAAGAAGGGCATGTGCCGGGCGCCGGGTCTGAGATCCGGGCGGGCTTCGAGTATGACGTGGCCGTCCGGTTCGACACCGACCGGATCGAGATCAATCTCGACGCCTTCCGGGCCGGACGTATTCCCTCCATTCCGCTGATCGAGGTGATCCCATGAGAGCCTTTGCCGAAGACCTGGCCGCGCATATGGCGACGGGCGAGACGACGCTCTGCCGCGCCTGGCGGGTGACGCGGGCAGATGGAGTGGTGCTCGGCTTTACCGAACACGACCAGGTCCTGGAGTTCTCTGGCACCCGCTTCGAGCCGGCAAGCGGTTTTGCGACGAGCGAGGCGAATGCGGCAAGTGGTCTGGCCGCACCGGCCGCTGAAATCAAGGGCGGGTTTTCGAGCGAGGCGATCACGGAAGGCGATCTCGCCGCCGGCCGTTATGACGGCGCGCGCGTCGAGCTGTTTCTGGTCAACTGGCAGCAGCCGGAGGCACAGCATGGCCTGCTTTCGGTGCAGGAAATCGGGGAAGTGCAAAGGGCTGGACCGGCGTTTTCGGCCGAGTTGCGCAGTATCGCGCACCGGCTGCAGCAGCCGCAGGGCCGGATCTACAACCGACGTTGCGATGCCGATCTGGGGGATCTCCGCTGCGGGGTCGATTTGGGCGCCGGCGGGCGGCGCCGGGCAGGGCAGATTGCCGACGTGGTGACGGCGGACCGGTTGCGGATCGACGGTCTGGACGGGATTGCCGAGGGGCATTTCCGGCTCGGTCATCTGCGTTTTGAGGGTGGGGCGCTTGGAGGGCGCCGGCTGGTGATCGAGGAGAGCGGGGCAGCGGTGGGTGGTCGTGTGGACGTGCGGCTCTGGCTGCCGCTCGAGGTTTCGCCGGCGCCGGGCGATCCGGTGACGCTCACGGTCGGCTGCGACAAGAGTTTTGCGACCTGCCGAACAAAATTCGCCAACCAGCGGAATTTCCAAGGCTTTCCGCATATGCCCGGCAGCGATTTTGCCTATTCCTATGTGAGTGGCGCAAGCACGCATGACGGTGGGGTGCTCTATGAGTGATGGGCTTGAGAGGCCCCTCATCGCCTGCCTTGCAGTATTTGGGGCCCCTCATCCGCCCTTCGGGCACCTTCTCCCCGCGTGCGGGGAGAAGGTCTCGGCAGGGGGATGAGGAGGGCAGCCCTCTGTTCCTTGTTGAGCAATCTCCGGTGAGGGACTTTCCTGTCTTGCCCCACCTCCGCCCTGTCCCTTTGCCTATCCCCCGCAGACAACACAGTGAAAGGTGATTGCCATGAAGATCATTTGCCCCGACGGAAACGGTTATTCCTATTATGTCCAGGCGGTCGATACGAGCCGCTATACCAGGGCGAGCGGCGTCGAGACCTTTCTGGTCAAGGCCGGGGACTACTGGAACGGACCGGAGGGCAGCGATGCCCTGAACTTTCGCGAGCGTTGCGAGGCGCGGGTGACGACGGAAGATGCTGTCGGCTCGACCCACACCTATGCTTTCCACCTGAAGATCCCGACCGACTATGCGGAATTCAGCCCGAAGCAGACGCTCGGCCAGTGGCATAACGGTGTCTATGACAGCGTCTACAACCGCTATGAGAACGGCGAGTTCTCGATTTGCCTCAACAATCACGACAGTGACAGTTTCATCGAATACCCGGTCACCATCACCAAAGGCGTGTGTAACACGTTCCTCTATACCTTTACCTGGCACGCGACGAACGGTGCCGTGACGGCTGCGGTCAACGGCAAGACGGTGGTGAGGGCCAGCGGACTGGCACTGGTGCCGGCAGATGCGGCTTCGGTCTATTTCAAATATGGCATCTATCGCAACATGACCAAGGGTCTGATCGGTCCGGACCAGCAGGCGAGCTATCGGTTGGTAAGCCGGGGGTGAGAGGGCGGGTTGTTGCCCCTCATCCGCCTGCCGGCACCTTCTCCCCGCAGGCGGGGAGAAGAACGAATGCGGCCGGCGGCGTGCCCCCTTCTCCCCGTTAACGGGGAGAAGGTCCCGGTAGGGGGATGAGGGCCTTTCCACATTCGTGAGGAATCTAACATGTCCGTCAATGCACGTGTGCTCGGCATTGCCGAGCGCTGGATCGGCACGCCCTATCGGCATCAGGGGGCGACGAAGGGGGTGGGGTGCGATTGTCTCGGGCTGATCCGGGGGATCTGGCGGGAACTGTATGGCGAGGAGCCGGAGGCGGTACCGGCCTATGCGCCTGATTGGGCGGAGCGGTCGGGGGAGGAGCGGTTGCTTCAGGCGGCGGGGCGGCATTTCCTACCTGTCGCGTGCTTCGAGGAGAGCCGGTCGGGCGATCTGGTCTTGTTTCGCTTTCGGCCGCATCTGGCCGCCAAACATGCGGGGATTTTGGCGCGGATGCCGGAGGCGGGGGACAAGGTCCCCGATGCCTTCATTCATGCCTATGAGCAATCGGCGGTGACGCGCTCGGCGCTGGTGCCGGGGTGGCAGCGCAAGATTGCCGGCATCTATCGATTTCCGGAAAGGGTTTTGTGATGGCGACGATCCTTTTGCAGGCGGCAGGCGCTGCCCTGGGTTCGGTCTTCGGGCCGGTCGGCGCCATTTTGGGGCGGGCGGCGGGGGCGGCGGTCGGGAGCATGATCGACCGCAGCCTGCTATCCAGCACCACGTCGCTCACCGGAGTGCGGCTGTCTTCCGCGCGGCTGGCGGGGGCGAGCGAGGGCACGGCGATCCCCAGGCTTTATGGCACGGCGAGGCTGGGCGGCACGCTGATCTGGGCAACGCGCTTCGAGGAGGAGGCGGTGACGGAGCGCAGCGGCGGCAAGTCGAGCGGCGGCACGCGCACCACGACCTATCAATATTATGCCAATCTGGCGTTCGGGCTCTGCGAGGGGGAGGTTGCCGGCGTGCGCCGCGTCTGGGCCGATGGGCGGGAACTTGACCTGACCGAAATCGAGATGCGGGTCTATCGCGGCACGCGGGACCAGCCGGTCGATCCGCTGATGGCGGCCAAGCAAGGGGCGGACAAGGTGCCGGCCTATCGCGGGTTGGCCTATGTCGTCTTCGAGCGGCTGCCGCTCGATGATTTCGGCAATCGCATTCCGCTCTTGCAGTTCGAGGTGATCCGGCCGGTCGGGCAGTTGGAAGATCAGATCCGGGCGGTGGCGGTCATTCCAGGCGCGACCGAACATGGTTATGCGGTGACGCGGGTGTCGGACAAGCCGAAATCGGGCGAGAAGCGCTGGCTGAACCGCAACACGCTGGTGGCCGCGAGCGACTGGCAGGCCTCGATCGACGAGCTGCAGGCGCTTTGCCCCAACTTGCAAGAGGTGGCGCTGGTGGTGGCCTGGTTCGGCACGGACCTCAGGGCCGCAGAATGCAAGGTGCTGCCGGGGGTGGAGGTGGCTTCGCGGCGGCAGGAGAGCCGGGCCTGGCGCGTGGCGGGGCTCGATCGAAGCGAGGCGCATCTGGTGAGCCGGCATGACGGCGGGCCGGCCTATGGCGGGTCGCCGGACGACCGAAGCGTGATTGAGGCGATCAGGGATCTGAAGGCGCGCCGGTTGAAGGTGACGCTCTATCCCTTTCTGCTGATGGATATCGCCGGCGGCAACGGACTGCCCGATCCTTATGGCGGGGCGGAGCAGGCGGCCTATCCCTGGCGCGGGCGGATTACCGCTTTTCCTCTGAGTGCCGACAAGACGGCTTCGGCGCGGGCGCAGGTTTCGGCCTTTGTGACCCGTGCGGACAGCTATCGGCGGTTTATCCGGCATTATGCCGACCTGGCCGATGAGGCGGGCGGCGTGGATGGCTTCCTGCTGGGCTCCGAGCTGAAGGGGCTGACGGTGCTGCGGGATGGGGCGAACGCTTTTCCCTTTGTCGAGGCGCTGGTGGCACTGGCGGGTGAGGTTCGGGGCATTCTGGGGCCGGCGACGGCGATATCCTATGGGGCGGACTGGAGCGAATATTTCGGCCATCAGCCGGCGGATGGGTCGGGTGATCTGTTCTTTCATCTCGATGCGCTCTGGGCGAGTCCGGATGTGGCGGGTGTCGGGATCGACAATTACATGCCGCTGGCCGACTGGCGCGACGAGGATCTGGAGGCGGTGAGCCCGGACGGGTTTTCCGGTGCCGATGATGCCTCGGCTTTTGCCCGGATGCTGACGGCGGGCGAGGGGTTCGACTGGTATTACACCAGCGAGGTCGACCGGCAGATGCGGGTCCGCACGCCGATCACCGATGGCGCCTATGGCAAGCCTTGGGTTTATCGCTTCAAGGATCTCGAAAGCTGGTGGGGCAACCGGCACTATAACCGGGTCGGCGGGGTGGAGCAGGTCGTGCCGACCGCCTGGACGCCCGGGATGAAACCTTTCTGGTTTACCGAGCTTGGCTGCGGGGCGGTGGATCGCGGGGCAAACCAGCCGAATGTTTTCGTCGATGCGAAGTCGACCGAGAGCGGACGGCCGCATTTTTCCAGCGGGGCGAGGGCCGACAGCCAGCAACGGCGCTTTCTCGAGGCGCATCTGGGCCACTGGGCGGATGGGGAGAGACCGGCGGGGCTGGTTGATCTGTCGAAGCTTTTTGTCTGGAGCTGGGATGCGCGGCCTTATCCGGGTTTTCCGCAGGAGACGGGGCTTTGGGCCGATGGGCGCAACTGGCGAACGGGACACTGGCTGAACGGGCGGCTGGGCACGGCAACGCTGGCCGATACGATCGCGGCGATCCTCACCGATCATGGGTTCGGCGATTTTGACGTGTCGCAGGTTGCGGGGGATCTTGGCGGTTACGTGAAGGGGGATTTGACCTCGGCGCGCGATTTGATCGAGCCGCTGGTGGAGCTGTTCCAGATCGATGTGGTGGAGGATGGTGGGACCTTGCGCTTCCGCACGCGGGGCAATGCCAGCCTGCCGGCGCGGGAGATTTCAGTGCTGGCGGATCTGCCGGATCAAGCTCTCTGGAGCGAGACGCGCGGGCATGACAGCGATTTCGCCTCGGAAGCTTTGGTGACCTTCTATGATCCGGCGGCCGATTATGCCGAGGCGAGTGTGCGCTCGCGCAAGGTGGAGGCGGCAACCGAGCGGCAATTGGCGCGCGACCTGCCGGCCGTGATTGCTGAGGAGACAGCACTTCTCGCCGCCGAAGGCTGGCTGCGCGACGTCAGGCTGGCGCGGCGTACGCTGCAGTTGGCCCTGGGGCCGGAGGAAATTGCCGTGCAGCCGGGTGACGTGTTGCGGCTGGCGGAGGGTCCGGCGGGGCGGTTTCTGGTGAGCGAGATCGACGAGGGGTTCGAGCGGCGGCTGACGCTTAGGGCCTTTGCCGGGAAGGTGTCTTCCGAAGTGGCGGCGGTGGAGCCGGGGCGGGCGGGCGACAATCCGGGGGCTGCGGGTTTTGATCCGACGGTGGTCTTTCTCGATCTGCCGCGTGTGGACGCGACCGCGATGAGCGGCGATGCGGCTGTGGCGGCCTATGGGAAGCCGTGGGTCAGGCTCGCGGTATCGAGTTCGCCTGAAATCGAGGGTTATCGGCTGCGCCTGACGCTCGATCGGCCGGCAACGCTGGGCGTACTGGTCGAGCCACTGGCGGCGGGTGTCTCCGGGCGGTTTGACCGGGCCAATGGTCTGGTTGTGGATCTGCTCTCGGGCGCCGTGTCTTCGGCGAGCCGGACGGCGGTGTTGTCCGGCACGAACAGGCTGGCGGTGCGCGCTGCCTCAGGGGGCTGGGAGGTGCTCGGTTTTACTGATGCCGAGGAGATTTCGGCCGGGCGCTTCCGGCTGACCGGCTTGCTGCGCGGGCTTGCCGGTACGGAGGACGCAATGGCGGCAGGCGCGGAGGCCGGGGCGGACGTCGTGCTGCTGGATGCGGCGGTGAAGTCGCTGGGGCTTGCGACCGCCGAACGCGGCGTGGAGCAGAACTGGATTTTGGAGCCGATGGGGCTCGTGACGGAGCTGTCCGGTCCCCATCTTTTTGCCGGTGGTTTGCGAGCGGAAACGCCACTGTCGCCGGTGCATCTGAAGGCGGTGAGGTCCGGTGTCGGGGATGTGGTGCTCTCCTGGATCCGGCGAGGGCGGACCGATGCCGACGGCTGGAGCGAGGGCGACATTCCGCTTGATGAGGAGACGGAGCGCTACCGCGTCGAGATCCTAGACGGGGCAGTGGTGCGCCGGACGATTGAGGTGACGGGGGCGGCCTGCACCTATGCGGCGGGTGACGAGATGGTCGATTTCGGTGCGGGTCAGACGAGCCTGTCTGTCCGCATTCGTCAGCTTGGCCGATTGGCGGCTGGCATTCCGGCCGAGGCGAGCATTGGCATTCAATGATTTCGATAAACTCTGAAGCCGAAGGAGAAAGTCATGCTGGAGATGAAACCCTGGTACCAGTCAAAGACCGTCTGGGGCGCGCTGATTGCGATCGGCGCGCCGCTCTTGCGGCAGGCCGGCTTTGACCTCGGCAGTGCCGAAGAGGCGCAGCTGGCGGATGCGTTGACGACGCTTGCGGGAACGCTGGGCGGGCTGCTCGCGCTCTACGGGCGGCTGTCGGCGACGAAGGGTGTTGGTGGGTGAGGAGATGGTACGGCGCAGGCCCCTCATCCGCCTGCCGGCACCTTCTCCCCGCAGGCGGGGAGAAGGGCGGATGCGGTCCTCGCTCTTGCTTAACCTTCGGCTCGGTGAAGCCGACACCGAAGGACGGTCGGTTCGAGCGACGCAGGTACCCGTGTGATGTCACCCTTTACCAAGTAAGGAATATCCATTACATTCCTCATCAGCCGAGGAGTTTGCCACGATGAATTCGATTTTGCGCAAGGTCAGCACCATCACGGACAAGGGACAGACGACGATCCCGAAATCGATCCGGGATGCACTTGGCGTCGGATATGGCGGGCGGATCGCGTTCAGTCTGGATGCGCAGAACCGGGTTTATGTCGAACGCGACGATGCGGATGGAGAGGATCCGGTACTGGACAGGTTTCTAGACCTTTTGGCGAGGCACATGGCAGCACGGCCGGGCCACGCCTTTGCCGAGATCCCGCCGGCCTTGCGGGCGCGGATGGCGGCGCTGACGGCGGGTGTCGAAGTGGATCCTGATGCGCCGATCGAGGGTGAGGTCGAGCTCTGAGCGATGGAGACGGTCAATGGCTGGATCATCCGGGCGCATCCGCTGTTTCTAGACCAGTTGGAGCGCCTGACCGTAGCCGTCGAGCGGGAAGCGCAGAAGAGACCCGAAACTTACCGGTCCGGTGCCAATGTCAAGCTGTTAGCTGCTTTGCAGAAGCTGGTCTTCGAGACCATTCCGACTGATCCGGCCTCCCCAATTTTCCGCGCGGGCGGAACGCTTGGGCCAGAACGCAGGCATTGGTTCCGGGCGAAGTTTGGCAATGGGCGGTTTCGGCTGTTCTTCCGATATAGCTCGACCGCCAAGATCATTGTTTTAGCCTGGGTGAACGAGGCCGAAACGCTGCGCAGTTATGGCGCAAAGACCGACGCCTATGCTGTGTTCCGATCCATGCTTGAGGATGGCAACCCACCCGAGGGCTGGACGCAATTGCTGGAGGCTGCGTCGAAAGAGGCGTCGCTCAAGCGCTTCGCCCGCGCATCGAAAGCTGGCAAGATGCGGGACGAAGATGACATCTGA